ACTTTCATCACCTCTACTATTAGACTTAGCTGACAATGCTACTGTGGAAGTTGCTGTAAGGACTACCGATGCTACAACTCCTGATATATCAGTAGATCATATAAATATAGTTCTATTCTTAATAGGCGGAACATAGGAGCTCTAAATGCCTAATATCGAAGTAACAGATCAACCATCAAGCAATATCCAAATCACGAGGGACTTGAACTATGCGTATCCTTTAGGCCTAGATCTTCACCCTGGCTCAAAGCTCCATGACAAGATTAAGACTGAAATCCTTATGCGNGCTCGNCAGTCCAATGGTGCGATAGCTTCTAGGGTCACCTCGTGGAATGAAGTCGACAAAGTCCTCACTACCTTTATAGATCAATCTGATGAGGAAATTGACATCAAGGATGATGATGCAAGGAAACCAACTTCTATAGTCTTCCCATATTCCTACGCAATTATGGAGACAATCCTTGCGTACCTTGTTGCAGCATTTTTCCTAACGAAGCCGATTTTTCGCTACGAAGGTGTGAGTCCCGAAGATGAACTAGGTGCGATNNTNNTNGAAAAGGTGGTCGACCTTCACTGCAATAAATCCAAGGTGGCCTTGACNCTTCATACCCTTTTCAGGGATGCACTTGCTTATGGCTTTGGGATTGTGATTCCTTCATGGGTTGTGAAGATGGGGAAGAGAACTGTGAAGCAAGAAACAGGATTCTTCTCTGCCTTCAGTAATCTTTTTGTACCTAATGGAGTTCGTAAAGAGTCGATTGACGTTACGCTTTTTGAAGGGAATGAGCTAATTAACATAGATCCATACCTTTCCCTCCCAGACCCGAATGTCTCAATCCACGATATTCAGTCAGGTGAATACTTTGGGTGGTTGGATAGAAGTAACTTTATGAACCTGCTGAGTGAAGAGAAGATTTCTGATGGGGAGGTATTTAATGTTGGATATCTTCAAGACGTTGGGAACAAGCAATCTTCGGTCTTCACTATAGATCAATCTGCTCGGGAGCAAAAGACCGGAGGCNCTTGGAGGGGTCAGAGCACTGTGAACTCCCACATCTCAAATCCTGTAGATGACATTAACATGTTNGTGAACTTGATCCCAAAGCAGTAGGGATTTGGGTGGTGGGATCTATCCGGAGAAGTGGAAGTTCACTCTGTCCGCAGATGACATCGTTACTCGGGCACAGCCACTCGACCTTGACCATGATATGTTTCCAGTGGCGGTAGCTGCACCTGGATTTGACGGTTATAGCTCGACTCCAGTTTCGCGACTCGAGATCCTCAATGGACTTCAAGGAACCCTTGACTGGTTGTTCAATACTCACATCGCTAATGTGCGAAAAGCGATCAACGACATGCTAGTGGTTGACCCGTACCTCCTCAACATCAACGATGTGAAGAACCCGGGGCCTGGGAAGATCATCCGGACACGAAGACCTGCATGGGGAAGGGGCGTGGATAACGCTATCAAGCAGCTAAATGTAGTGGACATTACTCAAGGCCACGTAGCAGATTCGACCTTCGTAGTGAACTTCATGCAGAAGATCGGTGGAGCCGATGATGCAGCGATGGGGTCACTTCGCCAAGGTGGGCCTGATCGTCTAACGGCTGGAGAGTTCGAAGGCACACGTTCCCAGTCCTTCTCCCGCATGGAAAGGCTTGCGAAGATTATCGGGCTCCAAGCGATGCAAGACATAGGCTACATGTTCGCCTCACATACGCAGCAGATGATGGAAGAGGAGCTTTATGTTACCACTGCAGGCCGCTGGAGAGAGACGCTGAGCGAAACTTATGCAGATGCAATCCAGAATGATCGGATGAAGGTTACTCCCTTCGATATTCTTGTAGACTATGACATCAAAGTGCGCGACGGAAGTGTTCCTGGTGGAAACTTTGACCCTGTGTGGGTTGAGATTTGGAAGACCATAGTAGCGGATCCTCAACTTGCCCAGCAGTTCGACTCGGTGAAGATCTTCAAACACATTGCGAAGAACACTGGGGCAAAGAACATTGATGAGTTTATTCGCATTGCTGCAGTGCCTGATCAACAAGCTCTCGACGGTGCGCAAAGGGGAAATCTTGTAAATATTAACGATGCAATAGCGAGGTAGCAATGGAAGTCACGAATCTTCAAGAATGGCTAGAATTCAAGGGAAGCAACATCTGGAAGCAGATGCAAGAGGAGTTTGGAGTGTGGCTAGATGACATCCACAAGCAACTTGAAAACCCTGAGTGTGAAGAAAAGGTCTTACGCCGACTTGGAGGTAATGCCGAAGCAGTTCGGAACGTGATCAACTTTGTTGACGACCTAATAGAAGAATGCGAATCAGAGAGGAATCACCCAGAGCTTGACAATGAGGTCGAGCCTGACGCTCTTCCATAAATTTTCAATGAAAGGAGAAAGCAATGCCAGACGAAGAAACCACCACAGGTAGCGAAAATAAGTCTACCGAATCTGAAGCTCTGGATCACTCAGGCCAGCCACAAGAGGAAATGCAGGAAGAGATCGACGACATGATTGACTTCACTCCTGTAACCGAAGATGATGAGGCTGATGCAGTAATCGACGATACCAGTGATGAGGAGGACCTTAGCGATGAGTCGGAAGACACAGAACAAACGGACGAGGAGGGAAGCGAGGAAGGCGATGGAGAGGAAGACTCGGCGGAACAAGAGTCGGAAGAAACTGCTGAACGGGAAGATGAAGAAACAGACGATGGAGAGGGTGAAGAGGAAGGAGAGGAAGTTGAATCCGACCCTGATGCAGAACCCACAGTAAAAGAACTTCAAGATCAGATCAAAGAAATGATGAAGTTCTTCTCCTCTGGTATTCAGCCTCCAGCTCAGCAAACGCCTCCAGTGCAGGAGACACAAGAAGCTCAACCCGAAGCGTCACCTCCTGCTGAGCAGGCTCGACCTATCATTGTTGATGACATACTNAAAGACATCGACATGGATGATCTTGCTAGTGATAAGGAAGTTTTCAAAAAGGTCATTGAGGACGTAATCGTCCAAACAACTAACGCTACTTCGCAACAGATTCTTCTGGCAATACCGAAGATCATGACGAATCAGGTGCAACAGCAGCAAACTATTAACACAGCTATAAACGACTTCTATCGCGAGAACAATGATCTAGAAGCCGTTAAGCCCACTGTAGGTGCGGTAGCCAATCAAGTTCAGGCCCAGAATCCTACGTGGACTATGAAGGAAATCTTTGACGAAACTGCGACGAGGACTCGCAAAATGCTAGGCCTCCGTAAGCGAGTTGTAAGTCAAGAAAAGACTCCCGACAAAGGGACAAAGACTGTGCGTAAGTCAGGCCTGCACACTAAAAAGCCTGGGGCTGGGAATCGATCCTCAGTCAGTAAAGATGGCAGAACGAAGTTGCAAAAAGAAATCGACGACATCATGTAAAATAAGGAGAAATTATCATGGGTGAGTTTAAGAGAATGTCGGATAGTGACACAGCACGCAGTTCTACCGACCCTAATTACACCAATGCTGTAACGCTCGGGACTGGCGGAGTGTTGGTGACTCTTACGGATGCTCTGGTTTCGTATAGGATGAAACCAACTGATCACATTGTAAGGGCTATTTCGGGGACTGGTGAGGATGCAACTGGGCTGATTATCCTTCCAAGTGTGGCTGATGCAGCGGGGCAATTCTACTACATTACAGCGCCTACGGGTGCAAGTGGAAATGACATCTCCCTGGTTGATGCGGAAGATGGCTCTGAAGTCCAGGATATGGATGCTGACGATGATCACTGTATCGTATTCAGTGATGGTATTTGTATGGCGGTACTATCTATGACGGTGTAGCATAACCCTCCTCATAGGGAGGCCTCAATAGAGGTGATGTATATAGCATCATAAAAGGAGAAATACTATGAGTAAGATAATTGAAAGACTGAGACGGCCAGCTGCGGACTCGAGCGGTACAAGGTACATGAGGGATGTTGTTGGTAATAAAGCGGATGCTGCTGCTACTGGGGCAGTTAGTGCTGTTGAGAGTTTAATGGCCTATGCCAAGCAAAGTGTCACAGCGGAGATTGCAGCTGCTGCATCTCTTTTGGCTCTGCCTAAGTGTATAGCCAAGACTGATGGTGCGGTTCTGACTGGCAATGACGACTTGTTCACCATTACTGGAGGCCCTGTAAGAGCCAAGATCGTGGGTATTGTAACCACAGTTATTGGTGGAGCTTCTAATGGAGACTTACAGATTGTCACTACAACCCCTGCAGCAACTGCCAATCTCAATGCAGCCCCTGTAGCAATCGACTCTGATGCTGCTGGAACATCATACCACAACGTAGGTGCCACAAGTGTATTCACACCTACCACTGCAGGTGCGGTACTTCTAGACCCTGTCACAGTTGAGGAGACTGAGTTCATCCTTCCCATAGGTACTGTGCACTTTAGGTCAAGTGCTGCCCAGTCTGGCGTGATAGCTTGGTATATGTCTTACGAGCCACTGTCACCGCTTAGCGCAGTAGCAGCAGCGTAAGGAGGATCTGATGGCTAGAAAAGCTAAAAAGGCCGACACTAATCCTTATGCTAAGGACAAAGCAAAGGCATTGGCCAAGAGGAAGGTTGAAAAGGCTAAGACGTCTAAATCTAAAACAAAGAAAAAGTCGGCCAAGAAATAACTGGTCGAATAAGGAGAAAATATTATGGCTGGTTTTCTTGGAATGAGGGGAAATGATGACTGGGCCACGAACCAAAGGCCCAAAAACTGGCGCCAGGGGATTTTGTTTCTTTTCCCAAATGGTGACGCTCCACTTACAGCCCTACTCTCGATGATGAGTGAGGAAAGCGTGGACGATCCTGAGTTTAACTGGTGGGAGAAAGGTCTGGCGGATCAGGCAGGGACGGTTACGAGTATCTATCTCGAAGCCTCCCTTTCCACCGAATACACTACCGGCGGTGCAGCTGGTGATACAGTATATGCAAAGGTTGCACTTGCTGTGGCTAATGAGTTCCGTGAGGGGCATGAAGTCCTTCTGCGGACATCTACTGTCTATGCAAACGACACCGTGGCGAAGGTGACAGGCGTACTGAAGAATGGTGCAAGTTCCTACATTGCATGTCAGTTACTTGAAGCCGATCCTACCACGACTGGTCTTGCTAGTTGTGACCGGATCCTCATCATTGGTAACATCAATGCTGAAGGCGCTGCGATGCCAGATGCGATTGCCTACAACCCCAACAGGCTGTACAACTATACGCAGATTTTCCGGACGCCTCTGGAAATTACTCGTACTGCACGCAAGACCAAACTGCGGACAGGTGATGCGTATAAGGAGGCCAAGCGTGAAGCACTTCAGCTCCACTCAGTGGAAATGGAGAAGGCCTTCTTGTGGGGTATCAGGACTGAGAACACTGGANCCAACTCCAAGCCGGAACGTACTACTTGGGGTCTGATTGACTTCATCAGGACTGCCAANACGAGTGGCACGACTGAGGGCGTATCCAGTGATTACACCCTCGAAAGTGACTTCAACGATGTCGCTTGGTTNGATGGTGGTGAGGAGTGGTTGGATATCCAGTTGGAGCAGATCTTCCGCTACGGCTCGGATGAGCGAATGGCTTTCGCAGGGTCTTCTGCAATCCTTGCGATTAACAAGCTGGTGAAGGAGTATGGTACCTTCGAGTTCGGCCCGACTACCACAGTCTATGGTATCAAGGTTAAGGAATGGGTAACTCCTTTCGGCTCGATCTTCATTAAGCGTCATCCACTGTTCTCAAGTGAGACCACCAACCGTCGGCAGATGATTATCTTCGACCCAACGGATCTGAAGTTCCGCTTCATTGATGATACGACTTTCTTCGATGATCCGGCAAAGAAGAATACCGGCTGGACGAGGCGTGACGGCACGAAGGAGGAATTCCTCACTGAGGCCGGCCTCGAGATGCACCACCCGTTGAAGATGGGTTATCTGAACGGTCTTGGCAGCGATAACGCTGGTGGGAACTAGGGTTTAACCTTTAACCCTGTCATAGCGGGTGAGTGCTTAGTGCGGTTCTCGGGGGAGAAGTGGTGTAAGTGCTCCCCGCTATGATAAATTTTTTATGGAAGGGTGATTGTATGTCAACTCTATTGGAAACAAGAACACAGTTCATTGACTTAAGTGGTCGATACGATCTTGCAACAGATCCAGCCGGGAGTGATTATACAGACAATGGAGCTGACTTTTATCTNAAAGCTGGNCAAAGAATGCTGGATAGAAAGTTCAGCACTCCCAAAGACACTGCAAGGCTTTGGAAGACTGTGCCTACGGGAAGCTACCATGTGATGTTTCAAGATGCTAGGGCCATCCTTAATGTGTGGATTAATAACTCCACAGATCGAGTAGAGCTGGTGAAGAAGGATTACGTATGGTTGAAGAACCAATTCCCTAGTCTTATAGCATCAACAGATCAAAACGACCCACTGTACTATGCCCCTGCATTTATTCGCACAGTTGATAATGCTGATATGAATAATACAGGGGTTTTCTTCAACAGTGTTGTTACGAATAGTGACGCACTGAATGGGATAGTGTTCTTTCCTCCCACAGATGAAGCTTTCGATGTGGAGGTGAGGGGGTTGTTCTATTCCGATTGGCCTACTAGCGACACAGGCACTTCATACTGGATGCAACTTCATCCAATGGTTAGCGTCTGGGCAGGACTATATATGCTCGAGATATCCAACCGAAACACTGCAGGCGGTAACGACTGGATGAATGCCATAGATAGAGAAACCATAGGTATTGATATGGACACTGTAGAGGAAGAACTGGCTCAAGACACAGTTCTTCAAATGGAGGGATAATGAGTTTTCAAATACTTGAAGCAACAGTAAATGAGTCCACCATAGCAGCTGCGGATACAGAACTTGATGATCTCGCAACGGCAGCTGCAGACCTTGTAGCAACCGAAGCTAGTATCCGAATGGTCTGCCGTGGGAGTATGACTGTGGAAAATGCTGGAGGTACTGCAAAGGTCTTTGGACTTGATTGTGACCTCTTCGACGATACCGAGGCGCAGATTAAACTCCTCATTGCCCAGTACACCGCAGCAATGACAGCGATTGAGGGGGCGTCGAACTATACTACCGTCACTAATGTCAAGGTTCGGGTCAAGTTCATCGTCACGGAATAGGAGGATGCTATGAGAAGAGGATTCGTAAATGGTAAGACTCCGGAGGAGAAGTTCAAATCTATAGATCAGACCTTGTGGTCGTTTTCCAGAAAGCTTGGGAAGAAGGTCGTAGGGATCATTCCCCCAGTTCCGATCTTCGGCTATGTGCATGAGCCAGATGCTGATGGTACTATCATGCAGCAGGTGATTCCAGCAGGAGGGTCGCTGGCTAGAATTTGTATCAGTGTGAAGGAATACTCCTCAACCTACACAAAGGCAGTGAAGTTCTCCTGTGGCATAGATCGTCCAAGTGGAGGGATATATCACTCCTTCGAATCCCGTAGGCCTGTGACGGTTGAAGATATTTCGGTGGATGTAGAGGTAGGAGATCTTCTTACAATTTTGGTTGAGGATTCTTCCTACGTCAGAGGGATTTCAGTCGCGCTGCTCTATAGGATTACCGTCAAGGATTCCCAGATCCACTCTGCTATGATTGATCAGCTGGAAGCACTGGAAGCACCGGAGAAGTAGATGCCTGGAGTAGAAGATCTCAACGCCACCATATTTGAGGCTACAGTTGCAGCTATGGATCAAGAACTGGATGATCTCGCAACTGTGTCCAATCGTGGAAGTGATCTTACCATCTTCTGCCATGTGGAAGTCCATGTAAATGATGGGGCGGGGAGTAGTAATATATTCAACTTCACTTGTTCAATGTTTGAAGACGATCTTACAGACATGCTACTCATCATTGCGCAGTACACCGCAGGTATATCTGCAATGATAGCTGCATCGACGTATAGTACCATCACAGCAGTATATGCAGATGTTACTTATGAGACTAATGCAAGTGCAGGGCCTGGAGCTTCGGGGTTTCAGTTTACCTTTGACAAAACTAACATCGACACATCGCTTACTAACTTCCCAGTGTTATTGAAGCTCTCATCTAGTTGTAGGCAAGAACAGCTTCGACGCTACGGAGATCTTCGATGATCTTGGGGCGAATAGCTTAAAGATCCAAGTCAAGACAAGCGCTGGTGTGGAGATGAAGGTTGAGGTAGTGTATTGGGATGCTACTGCAGAGCTCGCATTCTTACGGGTTAAGGTTCCTAGTATAACATCTAGCAGTTCCGAGTACATCACGCTAAGTTGGGACTCTGAGATGGCTGATAACACTACAAACGTTGGAGTTCCTGGGTCGGTAGCTGGTGAAGCGGTGTGGGATGCTAACTACATTGCAGTGCTGCATTGTGAGGAGAGTCCTGTTAGTGGGCCTTTAGTTGACAGTACCAGTAATGACAACGATGGGACTCCTAACAATATGGATGGAACTAATCTTGTAGCGTCTCAAGTTGGAAAAGGTTACGACTACAATGGATCAGATGAGTTCCTGCAACTGGCGAACGAAGGAGACTTTGACTTTGCAGCGAGCTCATTCACTATTGAGGTTATATTCAAGACCGATACGATAGCTGCTGGGAACTATGTCCTTGCAGGTAAGCGGGATTCGTCAGGTGATTCAGGGTATTTCCTTCGTGAAGATGGCACTGGGGCACTGACTATGTGGGTTCACGATGGGGCGTATAAGAATGCCTCAACTGGTAACAGTGCCCTTAATGCAGGTACAACATACTATGGTGCGGGTACTTATAACGCCGGTAGTAATGAGATCCATGTGTACTTGAATGATACTGAGTACGGCCCTACGTCAAGTGTGGGGAGTCCTTCTGGAAATAACTTCCTATTCGCCATTGCTAGAAACGCTAACGGTGGGGCTATGGAGTGGTTTAATGGAGTGATAGATGAGATAAGGATTTCCGATACTAGGCGTACTGCAGCATGGCTGAAGGCCACCTATTACACAGACTTTGACAACCTATTCACGGTGAGCAATATATGAAAGAATTTGACTTTCCAATAGCTATGAAATTAGGCAGCGGTCTTCGGCCTTATCGGTCGAACACTAGAAACTCTGACTGGCCTATCACAGTTTTTAATGTTAAGGCATCGGAACTAGGTCTTGTACCTTTTGAGCCAGTGACTGATAGGATGGTGGATATTACATATTCTCATCCTTTTCCCCAACTATTTATCGGGTACCAGTTTCGACTACTTGCTGATAGTGCAAAGATATACACTCTTGATGGTTCGTGGGCTAAGACATTAAGACAGTCAGGCCTATCCACAGATGACATCTGGGACTTCATGGACTTTGGAGATTATTGGGTGCTATTGAATGGAGCAGTGATTGCGTTCTATAATGTAAGTGGTGCAACATACTCAAGCATGGCATCGAGCTCTACATTTCCTCGAATCACTACAGGGACTGCCTTCAAGGGGCGACTAGTGGGTGGAAACGTCAAGACCTCTTGGCACGATACAGACACGGGGAGTGTAGTGTGGAGTAAGATCGGAAGCGTTGACTTCACACCTGATAAGCAGAATACCGCAGGTTATTGGAGGACTCCTTTTGATGGTGATGTTAAGCGTGTTATGACACTGAATGATGTAGTGATGGTATACTGTGAGAATGGGATAGTGAAGATGACTCCCAAGCTGATAGGCAACACTGCTACGTTTGGGTTTGAAGTAATAACAGGCGTAGGAATAGCTGCAAAGGGTGGTGCTGGAGGGAATGATAAAAAGCATGTCTTTGTAGATCAGGAGAACTTCTTATGGCGAGTTGAAGGTAATGGACAGCTTGAGAAGCTTGGCTACCAGGCCGATATGGATGATCTTACAGCAGCGAACATTGTAGTATCGTATGATGCTGGAAGGGATGAGTTTTACATAGCTGACGGATCAACAGGATACCTGCTTACTCAATGGGGACTAAGTCAGGTACGTCAAGTTGTGGGAAGTGTCCAGTACGTTGATGGAGATAGTGCAGGAAGCTACTCACAAGCTTCTGGAGATGATTTCTTGTTGACCACAGATGACTTGGACTTCGGTGTTAGAGGGATGAAGACTATAGAGAGTCTAAGCCTAGGAATGGATGATGATGGGACAGTGGAGGCGAGAGTCCTTTATCGTTATGATAAGGCTGATTCGTTCTCTAATGGTATATGGCAGCCAGTAAATAAAGAGGGCGTAGTTCACATAGGGGTTACAGCTCCAGAGTTTAGAATAGCTCTCAAGTCCTCTGTCTATACCAATGTAAATATTGACTATATAACAGCCCATGTGAAGTTTGGTGACAATCGCTACAAGCGTGGAATAGGAGGTACAAGCAATGCTGGTTAGGTTCTTCCCTCATCAGGTAGCCGAACACTGGGAGTCGATATTGAAGGAAGCCATCCGTGCAGGACTTCCGCCGATAGCTGGAGAGAGTGACGAGAAGATGAACAACGTGTTGAAGAATATCCTAATCGGGAATCTTCAATGCTGGGTGAGTTATCTTCCAGAATCTAACATACCAAATGGGGTTGTTTGTACGAAGATTGCAGTAGATGATATTTCAGAAACTAGGAGCCTTTTAATCTATTGTCTGAGCTCCTTTGACAAAACAATGCAAGAAACCTGGGAGTCAGGAATTGAGACACTTTGCAAATTCGGAGCGGGGAATGGGTGTGAGATGGGATATGCCTATTCCAACGTTCCAGGGATTCTAAACATTGCTAGGCGACTTGGTGCAGAGACCGAGTACACCTATATTTCGTTTCCACTTTCATAAATTTTTGATGGGAGGGTGGTGTATATGAAAGTTTATACAAGCGTGACTATTGATGTTGAAACACTGGAGGTGGTGGAGGAGAGGTTCTTCCATTATGAAGGTAAGGTGGTGGAGTGCGAAAGGTGGGGGTGGAGGAGGGGCAGCTGGTCAGGTGGATTACCCTGACTACATGGAGACCTTTCATCAGCAACTCTTAGATGATGCTACGGCTGATGCGCTGGATAGTAGTATCGTCGATGTTATTAATACAGCGACTGGAGCAAGTCCATTTAGTGGGGCACTATCCTATGATCCTGACACAGCACTGGACTTAATGGATGGAGCGGTGTTTAACTTCGATGGTGTGGCTAGAGGACTGAATCCAGTACAAGATTGGGACACTTCGATTCAGGAGATAGATAGTAGGATCGATGCCTCGATCGTAANTGCCCCTACGCAGAATACTCCTACTCCCAATTCCTACGATGACATTATTGAGGTATTCGACAAGCCTATCATTGATGCTGATGAGGATATTACAGGGGGGTTTTCAACTCCTACACCTTCTGCTCACACAGACATTGATGGAGACTATGAGCTCCCAGTCGTGGCGAGTGAGGCGGAAATCTCAGCACATGTAGATGCCTTCGAAGCCATTGCAGATGACCATGTTACTACGGATGTGCTTCCAAGATTCCAGGCAGGAATGAGTGACATCAATGCTGTGTCGTCAAGCTCCTTCACCTTAGGCCAAGCAGTGATCGAGGGAATGACTGATCGAGATGTGTCGAAGTTTCAGGGAGATCTTCGAAGTGCTGTGATGCTTCAAGCAGATCAAATCAACGCAGGGGCGGTAGAGCTGAAGAACAAGCTTAAAGGTGAATCCCGACTTGCAGCGGATAAGATCGACTCCGAAGCAATCATCGTAAAGAATAAGGCCCTTGCCAGTGCGTACACGGCAGAGGATGCTCTCGAAGTTGAAATGTCCATGACACAGAATAAGCTCGTCGGTGATGCTTATATGCAAGAAGATCGAATCCTCGCCGCGAGCACTGATGCAAAGAATACTATTAATGCGGAGATGGAAAAGGTTCGAAGAGGGATAATAGTCTCCTCGGTGGATAGGGTGCTGAGTAATCAGATCCAGAAGGTGGAATTTGAAAAGGCTGTGATGCACTATACGGCGGAAGCTAATCGGATCAGGATAGTGGCGAAGAAAGAGGAGACCGATCAGCAGCTTTCCATTGATGAGAATGATGGTCTATGGGATTTGAATGCTGTGAGTTACGGTGGAAATATGCTGGCATCAATAGGTGGTGCGGTTTCAGGAGGTGGACAGAATCAACCTTCGCCTGTCCAATCTGCCATAGGTGGGGCACTGAGTGGGGCTGCTTCAGGAGCCATGATGGGTAGTGTAGTTCCTGGACTTGGTACCACTGCAGGTGCGGTTATAGGTGGAATAGCAGGACTGTTCTCGTCAATATAGAAAGGAGGCTCAAATGGCTTTTGACTTTGCAAGTTTATTTCAAGGCAACACATCGGCAGTAGGTCCTCAACAACCAGGACCTTTGAATATAGGAAGTATTCTTGGTGGAGCGAAGGAAGCTGTAGGAAGTGTTTCGAACTTCATCCAGAACAATCCTGACCAGTTTGCCTTCATCGCGGATACTATAGGAAAGACCCTAGATCCCAACAATCCCTTCGCAGGTGCTGGTACTACTATTGCTCAGTCGAGGATAGCATCGAAAGCTGCAAAAGAGCAGAAGGAACAATCAGATGATATCATCAGTTTGCTTAGTGGGATCCTAAGCGACGATTCGAATGACNTTGAATCAGCTGCCATCAGTGGTGAAGGGGAAAATCGAAAGCTGAAATTCGGCTTGAGNGCGCCACAGAATGTAGGGAATCTTCTCCAAGGNACCACAACCNCGCCTCAGATTCCTGGCGGNACAGGTTCGTTGGAAGAGAGCTTGGCAAGGCTTAGTGGAGGTTTCTAATGGCTGATTTAGATGTTGCTTCGATGTTGAGAGGTGGAGGAGGAGTTGATCTGTTTGGTCTTACGCCCGAGCAGATTAACCAAGTGACTGGGAGAAGAGCTCAGGCGAATCAACTAGCGCAGCAGGTGATAGGTGCGGTGCTGACAGAAAGGAATAGAGAAGCAGCTGCTCGTAGAGCTCAGACGTCAGCCAATCTTACACGTGCAGGACAGGAGGCAGTTGCTCAGAGATTTGCTACGTCACAGAATCTTGCCGAAAGAAAAGAGGCTAGGCTTAAGGGAGCGAGTGAGGCCCTTGAGCAGGGAAGGCTTAATAGGCAAAAGATCATAGATAGTCTTACGGGAAGTGTTCCTGTAGGTGGTCAAGATGTTCCAGTGAGAGATATCATAGATGCCCTTGGGCCTTCAGGAGCATCATTGTTGAGGAATCAAGCTCCTTCAAGACCTACCCAAGCAGACATCAATGCACCTGTCACGACGATAGATACATTGAGGACTTTCGTCACAGATACTGATGGGAATCTTCTCGACCCTGACAACATTGACGTAGCAGGGTTGAATAGGTTTGAAGGGGTGTTGAAGGCTAGGGGTGAGAAGCTCTCCAGGTTCCAAGTCCCTACTGTTGATGCTGGAGTATTCTCAGGCCAGAAGAATTCACGAATGGTTCCTATTCCTATTCCTGAAGGCCAGTCAGCTCCCAAAGCCAGCCAAATTCGTGCGACGTTGGTTAGTCCTCCTTACAACTACTCCAATGAGGAAGTTGATCTTGTCTTGGAGAATCTGAGAGGTAGATAATGCCACAGCTATTTATAGACGATGAGCAAGAAGAGCAGGCGGTAAGCTTTATAGATGATGAGGCAGAAGGTGGGGTTGTTCAGCCTGCTGTTGCGCCTACTCCCACAAACAATCTAGACTTTCTCGACAGACTTGCACAGGCTCCTATAAACCCCCTTGCAAATCCTCTAGTTCCTATAGACCCAGGTGCTGAGCCATTAGCAGAGGTTGCCCTTGCCTTAGGCACAGGCGCGGCTGAGTTTACTCTTGGATCAATTGCAGGGCTTGGTCAGCAGATTGCTCAGAAAGTAATAATTCCACCTTTACGAAAGGCGACAGGTGCCGCTCTTATTGCATCAGGTGCTATAGGAGATACTCCACGAGATAAGGCGGATATTATAATAGGTAAAGAGCTTCTTGCTAAGAAGAAGAGATCACCTGGAGAGCAAAGGCGGATTAGTGAGGAGTCAAGAGCGTTCTTTCAGCCATTAGTATTCGAGCCTAAGACTAAAGTTGCACAACAGATTCTCGAACCTATTATGACTGGGTTTGAGATCTTCGGTATGGGGTTCAGGGAAGCAGATAAGTTTTATAGTGATCTTGGATTCCCTAATCTTGGATTTACTCTCGGAGTTGCTGGTGAGCTTGCAGCGTTCAAAGGCCTTCACATTTCTGGGAAGCTTGCTAAGGGATGGATAAGGCGGACTAATGCCAAGATTAGGAAAGCTAAGCAGGCTAAGAAGGAAGCTGAGATAGAAGACATCATTAATAAAGCGAAAGAAGAAGTTGCAGAGAATCCTAAGCTTCAGGAAGAACTAGCAGAAGCTGACCAAAGGTTTGCTGAGACAATGAGGCAGACTCCNGAAGAGGGTGGGTTGATCTTCCGTGACCAGGCAGAAGAGATTCGAAGTATCAATGCTGAGCAGAAGAGTGCAGTAGCGAAACAGAGGGATATTCAAAGAGTCCTGAATGAGACTTCTGAAAGGGTTAGGCCTGTCGAGCCAGAGGTAGGAGAAACACTCCTTGTGCGTGAGACTCCTATGGAAGCGTTAGCGAGGGAAGGTGAACAACAGGCTAGTGCACTAGAGGCTGAAGGGAAGGTTGCAGAAGCCGAAGCGCTTAGGTTGCAGACCGATGAAGTTATTATGCAAGAGCTTGGGATACAGGCTGCTGCGGAAACGGTTAAGGCGAGGGAGGTTAAGAAGCCAGAGGTTATCGAAACAACCTCCCGACCCAAAGGCCGTGAATCTGCTGAATCTTCTCCAAGAGCCTCTTTAAAGGGCGAGGATGTTCTTGTTGATAGTAGTGGGGAAGTTAAGGTCCCTCAGAGACTATTAAACAGAGTGAGATATCAATTAAAGACTTTACGGATCCATTTACTGATGAGCCAATAAGTAAATTACGTATAGCATCATATCCAGAAGGATTTCAGCAGTTTCACGTATTTTCTCCTATTAACTTTTCTGTGGGTAAGAAAGCAAGACTTATAGATGATAGGATAGTACGTGCAGGTCAGATAGTACAAGATGCTAGGCCTATTAAGAAGGTCGCATTAGATCCTTACTGGATAGAAGGTAGAAATTCTAGGGGTGAGTGGGTAGAAATAGAGAGACATAGTGACCTTAAATCTGCTGAGGATGGGATAAGTAGATTTAGACAGTCTAGGTTAAGTGTGATTAAATCAGCACCTTCTAACAAGCNCAAAGGTCGTAAGCCTATCGAGTCTCGTGCTCAAGAACGTGAAACTCCTCCACCCACCCGTGAGGAACTAGGCGACCAGCTCATCGCACTTGAAAAGCCTACAAAGCCAGAAGATCTCCCTGCATTTCGTGATCAAGTGAATGAAGTTCTCAAAGACCTCGACCCGCTGAACACAGCAGATGCAGAGATCATTTCACTTGGGGAGAATATGATCGAAGCGTTGAATGTGGACTTAGGGTTGAAGGAGCGTCCTTCGTTTGTGGAGGCGGTTAGGCCCCAAAGCCTTCCCCCTACGCCTATTCCAAAGTCGAATAGAAGCAGGCAGATG